TTATGATGCTCCTTGTGCTATGGTATCAGGACCACCAGCAGGTGAGCCAGCTACAGCCATATCATCCTGTCTTGTCCTTCTAGCCTGATTATTTAATTTAGTAATTGAATTATTGTATTCAGTCTGCCATACAGTAAGTGTATTCCAATCTTTCATATACATAGTAGCTTCTACCATGCATCCTGCAAAGAGAGCTTCATAACAGTAGTCACTGAAATAGTTTTGAGTAGTAACACTTGTACCTGTAGCAGAAGCTAGAGGTAATGGCTGAGATTGAGATTGTATCTCTACAGTCAATACTGATACTGGTGTAGGTACAATCTTAATACTTGAATTATTTTTTCTTGCATAATATCTTGGTGTATCTGTTGATGCACTAACAGGCCAATAGTCATTTGCATATTCCATTGTTCTGGGAAGTAAATTAGTTATAGTTGTTCCTGTACTTACTTTATAGTTTACATTACGAACAATACGAACTCTATCATTTAAAGATACAGTTCCAGCATTGCCAGATGATACAGATATATTTGTATATTCATCTAAACCAAAGTCATCTAGATCTTTAATCATACGAAATTCGGTTTTCTTTACAAAAGAAGAAACTTGTGTTGCAAATTCTGTAGAGTCGTTTTCAGTCGTATTAATTAAGTCTGTCTTTAAGTAAGAAAAATTAGGCATACTAACCTACAAAAGCTGTAAGAACACAACCATCTGTAGGACCAGATACACTAACAACACCATAGACAGGAACACCAAGTTCTCCCATATAAATATCTGTTGCTTCGTTAGCTGCTACCTGAAACTTAATAGCTGTACCTTCTGCTGTTTTATTAGTAATCTGTCTTTGTCCTTTTATAGAATATGATCCAGCAGCAGTTGCTAAAGCATGAACAGCTAATATACGAGTTACAGATGGATTATTACCATCGGCTGTTCCGTTATCTCCAACAGTTGCATCATTTTCTACAAACGTAAGAACAGCATCACCAGTTGCTATTGCTGCTTTAATATTTGTACTCATGATCTCTCCTTATAGTAGTAGGGAAGTAGCCGAAGCTACTCCCCCACATTTAGTCTTAAGTTCCTGCACTACCGAAGAAACCTCTCCAATCTGAGACACCGAAACTATATCGTTCCCTTGCCTTAAATCGAAGATTGCCAGTATCAAAGTCAGGTTCCATCTTAGTTTGAAGAGGTGAACGTACAAACATTTTAGTTCCGTTTGGTACGTCAGTCTTAACAAACCAAGAAGTCGTATCAGTAAACCTTCGATTGATATGATAGCCTTCAGGTAACATACCCAAATGACGAACAGCATTGATTGCATTAATGTTAGNATTCGCAGCCTGACCACCACTCGCCTGAGTGTTGCCCGGACTTGATAAGACCCTATCTGCAATTGCCCATGAGTCAACAGGGATATGTAAAGAAACAGCACTCGCACCAATTAAAATACCTCGATCATCTTTGATCTTCTGTACATTGGTTAATGCGGTTTCAAGAGTAGCTTCAGATAAGTCAGCAGCATTAATTAGATTGCTCTGTAAACCATCACCTACTGTTGGATGTGAATCTGAAAAGAATGCAACAGCATCGCCAATAGTATCAGTGAAACCATTATTGAATACGTTTGCAGCTTTTACCTGTTTCGTATTAGCCATTGCTCTGGCAAGACCTTTAGGCCCGAAGTTTAGCAAAGGTATCATAAAGATTATCCTCCATTGCTTCTTCCGTAACTGCAAAGGCCAATGCTATAGTCTCAGCAGTATAACGTGCTGTATAGCTTTCCTGAGCATCGTCATACGAGACAGACGCTCCCTCACCTTTTACCGGGGCTGACCCGAAGCTGGTGAAGAGAACTTCTTCTTCAAATGCACGATCTGAATTTTCAATTTCATAGAGTGGTTCTAGCTCATTATTAACCTCTCCATACTCCATACCGAATACAGCGTTTAAACCCGGTAGGAGTTCTTTTGCAATACTAGCTCTATTTATAGCCATTATACATTCCTCCTATAGGGTTGCGCTTGCGGTAGCTGTTACGAATCTGTCTCGATGCAGGTTTAACCACACCTCAACTATTGGATAGGCATCTCCATCTGATTCATCAGGATACTTAGCCCTTCCAATAACACGTGCAACTCCCTTTGCGGTTTCCACACCAGACGATCCCATCAAATAATAACTTGATTGCCCTGTAACTGTACTACCTGAACTGGCAGTTGAACTTACAGTAGCAGTGTAATTCTTTACAGCTAAAAGTTCATTAGCTGATATAGTAAGAGAACACTGGATGTAATAAGTCTGATCTGGATCAGTGATTACAAAGAATTTAATATCTGTGGCACTTGTTCCACCCGGCCAATAACGACTAAATTTCTGTTCGCCATTTTCCACATATTGACAACCCATAAAAATCCCAGAAGGTTTTATAGTTGTACGAATGTAAGGCGTAATAGACGTTAAACCAGCACCGGGCATTACAACTGGATCGCCAGTAAAGATACTATTTGAAACTATTCCACCAGAAGTGGGTTCAATCATATCTGTTACAGGGCCACCAGCATTATAGCCGCCACCTTTAGTACGAGCAGGGACAAAACCACGAAATGCTTGTGTAGTAGACATGTTTCATCTCCTTAAGTTATAGAGGAGGACTAGTCTTGAAAAGAAGGCTGTCTTCCTCTTGTTGTTACCGATTTACTTGAATTAGAAATTGGCATACGAGAATCAGAGCTTTTCATTAGTTGTGCATTAACTGCATCCATCATATCATTAGCCTTATTCTCATAGAATTTCTGTCTGGCCTTTACCTTTACGGTTGGCTTCTTTGCCAACGCTACGTCTCCACGACAGACTGTACCTTGATAACGACCATCTTCCCTTACGAAGGATGTAATTGCCATTTCAGGAACTTCATCAGGAGTTACGAAGACCCATCCCTGCTGCTGCTGTTTACCAACATTAGTGATGTCATCTATGCCTTTTACAGATATGCGAACCCAACGTAAGGACATGTCCTCTGCGTCAAATCTTGCTTGTACCGTATCTGGTATATGGAGGGCATCTGGCTCCTCAAAAACATATTCTTCTTCGACTTCTCTTGTCTGAGCTTCCCTATTAGTATTACTACGTGTTTCATTTCGTGTCATATTTTGTTCCTCCACGCTAAGTTACATTAGTATAGTTGCCGTCTGCTCCTTCAACTTTGAGCTTTTCGGCAGCATACTGTTCAAGTGGTATATTCCATTTCTGTGCAAGCCTCACATCTTCTCTTGATAGTTTGACTTTACCAGCACTGGATGGGGAGGAGCGTGAACTCCCCGATACTACTTGAGCAGGTTTTGACGAGCTTTCCTGCACACGTTCTGTAGTTTCCTCAGTATTTTGAGAAAACGCTTTATTAATCCTCTTATCAATTTCCTGATAAAAATCATTGTCAGTAGGATCATAACCTTCGCTTTTAAGTTCTGCATCTATCGCTAATGCAGCAGCAGTCTTTATATTATCCTGTCCAAACCAACTATTTCTTGAAGCCCATTCTTCGGCTCTGGGATCAGTAGCTTGTTGAGGAGGAGGTTGATGTTGAGGTTGTACTGGAGCAACTTCTTCTACTTCTTCATAACTTCGTTTAGCAGAAGACACTGCCTTCAGATCTGACTGTGCCTCATTCAACATTTCCTGCGCTTTTAAAAGCTTCTCTTTTTCTCCTTCTTCAAAAGCTTCCATATAAACTGTTCTGGCAAGCTCAAGTTTATCAGTTAATTGTTTTTCAGAAGCATCAAGACTTAATTTATTAACTTGATTTACTTCTTTATCTTTTGTTCTGAGGCTTCCTGAGAGTGCCTCATTTTTTTGGATGAGAGCAGTAATCTGTTCATCACGTTCTTTTCTTTGCCTGATAAGTTGTCTTATTCTTTTTTCAGCACCCTTTGTTTCGATACCTTCTAACTCTGGTTCTTCTTTCTTTTCTTCAGGTTCTGGTTCAGCTTTTACTTCTACTTCTTCTTCTTCTATTTCGTATTCTACTTCTTTCTGCTCTTCATTCGGAACTTCTATTTCGTTCCACTCTTCTTTTTCTTCCATTTCTACCTCCGTTGTTTACGAAATCAACGATTTAACGATACTTTATTATACCATATAATTAACGATTTCCCAAATTAAATGTTGGATCAAGATCTTTAGGATCTTCTACTTTCATATTAATCTGATCATCAAACAGTAAAATCATCCTAACTCCTTTATAAAAGAGTTTGGTTCCTGCATGTTTACCATAGCATACATGATCACCTACATTACACCATGCACCAGCAGGAAATTTATCTTTATCTAGATAGGCCAAATTACCTAAAGCCAATACTTTACCTACTGTGGTTAGATAAGACATATCATCTTTAGTTGAATCTGGCAGAAGAATACCACCCTTTGTCTGGCTCTTTACAGATACTGGACGTACCAGAATATTAAATCCCGGCAGTTCTGGTAATACTTCTGGATCTTCTACTTCTTCTGGATCACTAATCCATAAATCGTTTTTGATGGCTTTACCCATATTCACTTGTTGCATTTTACTCCTCATCGTCTGCGTAAGTTCGCTTTTTAATAATTTCAGTGAGATTGCCTCTAGCCCATTCCAGACCTTGTATTGATCCTACAAGTTGTCTGTAGTGTGCATAGTCTTCAGCAGATCCACTGGCTAATGTAATTCTAAGGTTCTGAATCTCTTCATTAAACTCCTGAACTACCTCATCCCAAATTTCCATTGATTAAGTTTTTTACCTTTATAGGAGGTGGGAATTTAAACTTACCATAATCCCATTCATTAAGATCAGTCCTAGACTCGAAAGGACCAATACAGTCAGCTTTAAAGGGATCTCCATAAGTCATTGGTTTCTCAGATTTGGTTTTATCATAAGTAATATAACCTTTACCTTTCGTCATTTGTTTTATCTTTATTGTCATTCCTCTAACCTCCTTCTTTCTTGGATTGTTCAATTGCTAATTTAACTAAAGCTTCAAGACCTTTCATATCCAGATCTTTTTCATCTCTTTTATTTTGTTCTAGTATATCTTTCATAATTCTTTCTTTAACACGCTTATCTTCAGCATTTATCTTAGCTTCCTCAATACCAAGTTTTCCCAGAATTTCTAAAGACTTTAATTCTTTCTTAGAATCTCTGTCTAGGGAAGCTTTCTCCTTTTTAAAATTCTCAGTAGCACCGTCTTTAAGCATATCTATTAGTT